CGACCGTGGCATCCTCGGACGCTCGAAGCGTGGCGACCAGGTGAGCCTCCGCCTCAACGTGACGGATGAAGGCCTCGACTATGAGTTTGAGGCACCCGACACCGCCTTGGGCAACGAACTGCTGTCGTGCCTTGAGCGTGGAGAGATTGACGGCTCCTCGTTCGCCTTCACCGTGCTGGAGGACCAATGGGAGCGCGTGGGCGACGAATACCAACGCACCATCACCAAGATCGATGAACTCTACGACGTGTCGCCTGTGTATTCACCCGCGTACAGTCAGACCACCTGCGACCTTCGCGGGCTGGAAACCCTGAAAGCCGAAGAGCGTGCCGCTGAGGAGAGGCAGATTGCTGAACAGAAGCGTGTCAAGCTCGGCAAGTATATCGCAGATTTGAAGAAAGAAATCAACGAAATCACAAAGCAATGAAGAAATCAGACATCGAGAGTCGACTCCGTGAAATCGACAACCGCTTGAACGAGTTTCCAACGATCTGCGAGCGCGAAAAGCGTGAGCTGACCGAGGAAGAGACTCGCGAAAAGGACAACCTCATCGCTGAAAGAAGCGACCTGACCAAACAACTTAACGACATCAACTCAAAATCCTTCAAAGAAATGGAAAACAAAGAAAAGACCAACTTCAGCCTCTTGCAGGCAATCCGCAGCGTCGTCAATGGTGGCCGCTTCGAGGGCGACTATGCCGACGAAGTGCGCTCCATGGCCGACAAGAGCGGCCTCAACTACGGCGGTCAAATCCTGATGAAGGCCACCGCTCCCGAACGCCGCGCCCTCGACGGCGTGCTGACCGCTGGCAACAACTTCTCCGCCAACACCCACAATGGTGGCCTTGAAATGGTTCGTGAGGATGTGCTGCCCATCATCGAAGCCCTCTACAACTTCACCGTGTTGGAGCGTGCCGGCGCCAACTTCTACAACGGCCTTGTCGGCAATGTCAAGATTCCGACCATGAGCCGCATCAACTTCGGCTTCAAGGCCGAGAACGCCGCCGCCGACAACGTGACCCCGACCATGGGCAAGGCTTCGCTGACGCCCCAACGCCTCACCGGTCAAGTCATCGTGTCGAAGCAGCTGCTCAACCAGACCAGCGAAGACCTGGAACGTCGCCTGCGCCTCAACATCAGCCGCGCCATCGCCCAAGCCTTCGAGGGTGCCGTGCTCGGCTATGGCACCGCGCCTCACAACGGCATCATGAACGGTGCCACTGGTGTGGCTGAGGCCAGCCTGACCTACGACACCGTGTTGAGCCTTGCCGAAGCCCTCTACTCCGGCAACATGCGCCCGACCTTCATTGTCAATCCTGGTGCTGCCCGCGTCCTGAAGCAGAAAGCCCGCCTGCCCTATGGCAACTCCGCCATCATGGCCGACGGATTTGTGGATGCCGAGCCGACCTTCATCACCAACAGCCTGGTGGGTGCTGCCAGCGGCACCACGGGAGCCATCGCAGCCGTTGACTTCAGCTGCCTGCATGTGGGCACCTGGGGCGACCTGTTGGACATCACAGTCGACCAGCTTACGCGCGCCCAGTATGGCGAGATCGTCCTGACCTTGAACTACTACTGCGACTGGGCATGGGATGCCGCCAACGGCACCGCCTACGCCGTGCGTAAGATCACCGCCGCCTAAACCCAACAGCCATGGCATACGTCACACTATCGGAGCTGAAGCACCACCTCAGGGTGGAAGTCGATGCCGACGACGCCTACCTCACCACGCTCATCGGCGTGGCTGAGACGGCCATCGGCAACGAGCTGGGCAAGCCTTTGTCCTACTTCGAGGATGAGGGGAGCCTGCCTCAGCCCCTGACACATGCCATCATGCTGCTGTGCGGCGACCTCTACAACAACCGTGAGAGTGTGGCCTTCGCGGCCCCACACGAAGTGCCACGCTCTCTCGATTACCTGCTACAGCCTTACAGAAAGTATGACGTCGGCTGCACGACCGACGGGGAGGTGACGGAATGAGAAGCGGACTGCTGAACGAGCGGCTCACGGTGATGCGGACCACCACCACCAAAGACGACAACGGAGCCGAGACCGTGGGCCTCGAAGCCGTTGGAAGCTACTGGTGCCGCGTGCTGCACAACCGCCACGACCGTTCCGACAACGATGTGGACCGCGTGGTCTACAACCCTGAAATCCGCTTCGAGCTGCGCGCCTCGGTGCCCATCGCCGACAACGACATCATCGACTACGACGGCAAACGCTATGTGATAGACATGATCGAGAAAAACCACAACACCGACATCCAAACCCTATACTGCACACGCTATGAGCAATGAACCCAATGTCCAATTCGACGCCAGCCGCTTCTACGACTTCGTGGCCAACATGGATCGCAAGACGATGAACAAGGCTGAGCGCGACGCCTTGCGTAAGTCGGTGAGGGTGGTCGTCACGCAGACGCGCCGCAACCTTCGCGGGCGTTGGCCTGGCGGCACCTCCACCAGGCATGGCCGCCGCCCGTCGGAGGGCATCGTGGCCAACGTGCAGAAGGCCACCACGGGACAGCTCTACGGTCAGGTGCACATCATGGGCAACGGTCGGAGCAACTCACGCGGCTACCTGTTGCGCTTTTTCGAGATGGGTACGGTGGACCGCTTCGACAAGGTACGCAGCCGCGCCTACCGTGGCCGCACCGTGGCTGAGCTGCGCGGGGCTGGCATGGCCTATCGTGGCCGCATCAAGCCGCTGTGGTTCTTTCGTGATGCGGTGAGCAGCACCAGGCAGGAAGTATTCGGCGACATGAGCGACCGCATGGAAGAGGCTGTGGCGAAGCAATGGGCGAAGTCAGCAGCGAAAGGAGGTGCGAGATGAACATCAGCATCGGCAAGTACATCTACAACGCCATCCAGGGCGTGAGCGAGTCGCTGCGTGTCTATCCCGTCATCGCCACCTTCAACGACCCGACACCGCCCACGCCGTTCGCCGTCTACCAGCGGACATCGGCAGAGCCTGACTACACCAAGAGCCTCTTCACGGGGCTGATACGTCACAACTACAGTGTGACCGTGGTCGACAACGACTACACCAACACCGTGACGCTGGCCCAGCAGGTGGTGGACGCATTGCTCGCCCTCTCGCACACCAGGCACGAAGACATCAGCTTCGGCCAAGTGACCATGACCGACCTGTCGGAGGATTTCCTCGATGGGTTGTTTTTGCAGACCATTCAATTCGAAATCAACACAAAGGAGATACTATTATGAACCCTATCAAAGGAGAAAACCTCATGATCTTCGTCCGTGAGGGCGACCTCTACGGCAACGCATCCGACGCGCTCGTCGCCTTGGCACTGGCCACCACTTGCAGCCTGTCTGTCAATATTGACCAGTTCGATGCAACCAGCAAGGACTCAGGCAGCTGGCAGGCATCGCTCCCAGGCATGAAGTCGTGGAGCATGTCGACCGACAACCTCTACTGCCCCGCCGCCGACAAGCTGCTGGCCTTGGCCATCAACCGCACGACGCTGAAGCTGTATTGGATTCCGGCAGAGAACACCGAGGCATTGAACCAGGTGAGCCACGATCCGGCATTGACCGTGGACGGCAACACCTTCATGTACTATGTTGGCGACGCCTGGATCAACAGCTACACAGCCAACGCAGCGAACAACGAGTCGGCCAATTACACAGTGAACTTCACCGGCACGGGCGCACTTGTTCCGAGCAACACCCTGCCCTCGGTTGGCATCGGCGTGAGCCGCCCCAACCTCGGCATCGCCCAGGGTGGAAGTGTCAAAGTGGTCGTCACCAATGCCACCGGCGCACTGACCGCCACCACGAGCAACGCCAAGGTCACGGCAACCATCGCCAACGGCGTGGTCACTATCGCCGCTGCCGCCGACTGCCCTGTTGGGGCCTACATCGTCACCATCGCCGATGCGGGCACCAGCACCACCGCCTACGTCTTCGTCATCGTTGCGGCTGCGTAGATCATCATGCAACAATAACCAGAGGGCGGTGGTCGCAAGCCGCCGCCCTTTTTTATAAACCTCATAAAGCACACACACAATGAAAACAAATATCACAGGACTGATCCATGAAGGCGGCAAGGTAATCGGCCCCATCGAGGCCACCACCCGCCACATGACCATCGAGATCGTCGGCGAGACCGGAACCATCACGGGAGCGAAGAGCGTCAACGGCGAGGCCTTCACCGACGTGGACACCTACAACTTCACCGGCCCTGTCGAGACCTTCGACATCGACGTCAACGTAGCCGGAACATCTATTCAACTCACAACCACGGGCAGCTTCACCTCTGCCTGGCTAATCTTGGAGGGTTGAGCCATGAGCGAGAAAGGACTTAATTTGAAAATGAATACTATGTGTGGCGGATACGGCTATGACCACGACCCGCGCATGCTACGCCTCAACAAGACCATCTTGGAGCCTGGAGACATGCTATTCTTCGACAAGTTCGCGCACAAGTACGTGGTTGTCAAGAAAGACAACGTGGCCTCGGTGCTCACGGGCGGCTACGACACCACGCGCTATGAGACCAACTTCGACAGCTTCATCGGCACCCTCGACAGCATTGCGCATTTCGTGGCGCGTGACGACGCAGCACCAACGCAGTCGATCTACTCGAACGACGTGGCGGCCACCAGCTGCTACTACCGCATCGAAATCGACAACACCCAGGCGGGCAGCATCACCTTCAGCGTGGCCAGCGGCAATGGCAGCATCGCCAGCACCACCATCAGCTGGGAGGCCAACGAGGCCATGGCGACCATAGTGGCCAAGTTCACAGCCAAGAACGCAACCAATAACTACATTACCTTTGCAGCTTTGGAAGACGGCACAGGCGTGGGTCTTGAGGTGGGCGGCTACGGAGCCAACACCATGACGGTGACGGCCAGCGAGAGCTGTACGGTGATCGACTGCTCGACATTGGCATTTTATGCCAGCGAAAACCCAGCCGCGCCCGGCGTTGGCGGCACCTTCGTGCCGACAGCAGCGTGGACGTTCATCGGGAACGCACACCACAACTGGCGCGGCGCCACGGCGCGCACGATCCTCGGCCAGAACCTCGTGGGTGATTCGACGGTGCTGATTGCCAATAACGGCTACAACTATTCGTATCGCTGCGGCGGCAATTTCGACAAGTTTAAATCGTGGGCATCCGTGAACGGCGAGAACACCTTCAGCGACGACGGCGAAGGTGGCAGCGACGCCAACCCAGGCGCGCACGTGATGAACGAGGCGACATTCAACTTGGGCGTGCGTGACTATACCGGCGAAGACCCGGAACACCTCGGCATGAAGAAATACTACACCCTTCTGGCCACCGATACCACGGGCGACTTTGCTGCCCTGCGTGCCACCTACGAGGCGCGCTACGGCCAGATGACGTCGATGTACGACGCCTATCTGATGAGCCACATGGTCGACCCAGGCGCCAACAGCGGCATCGCCAACGCGATGCGCAACAAGGGCAAGCATCAGACAGAGGTGAAGGCCGATGCCATGAATGTAACGTACAACTACGTCATCTTGCCGGCATATCCGCCGGAATACAACGCAGCGCACTACGGCAGCGCCATCACCGAAGGATTCCAGGCTGGCACCTATTACCATCCAGAGCCAGGCGACCTCGGCCTATTCATGCGCGACGACATCATGGTGACTACCAATGCCAATATCGCCCTGTCGGGCGGTGGCACAGCCATTGCCATTGCCTATAAGGGTTCGTGCGCTGACTACAATGCCGGCAGCACGTGGTGCTTCAACTCCACGACCGGCTGTGTCTACAGCACCAACCTCCGTTCCTACGGGCACTTCATGTCTCGCCCCGTCCTCGCTTTGCCTTTATAATATTAAAATATTAAATCCTGTCGGGCTGCCTTAAAAGCAGCCCGACCAACAATAGAAAATCAAATGCCAAGAAAAAGGCCAAAATCGCTCGAAACGGACGTCTACCGCAAGCTGCCGCATCATTGAGTCTTCTCCAATGGCGAAGATCTTCACGGCTGCTCCCGACTATTCCAAGTTCGTCATCCGACCGCAATACACCATGGCAGCCTATTACAGGCATAAATTCAAGGAATTAAAACAACATCTAAAACCATATTATTATGAAATTCGCAAAAATCGTGTGCGGCGCGCTCCAGGTGCCGCAAAACTACCCCTGCCAAATCGAACTCGACGGCCACATCATCACCAACCCCACGGAGGAGCAATACCGCGCCGCCGGCTATCTGCCGCTCGAAGAGAGCGAACCCGAGGAGCGGGAGGGCAAGATTGCCATCGCCACCTACAAAGTGAACAAATCCAAGACCAAGATCGTGCAGACCTGGCTCTACGAGGACATCGAGCCGGAACCCACGCCACAACCGATGGAGGAGTAAGCCATGCACGAACGCAACATCATTGGAGGATTCACGGCGGCAGTGCTGTCACCATTCCTTGAAGGTTGGCAACAGATGCTGTGGTTCCTCATCCTGGCCGTCATCCTCATCCTCGGAGACCTTCGCTTCGGCATCGCAGCGGCCAAGAAACGCGACGAGAAGATACGGCCTTCGCGTGCGGTTCGCCGGAGCCTCAATAAGCTGGTGGACTACATCTGCTGGGTGAGCATCGCCACCGTGGTGGGCGTCAACTTCGGCAGCGTGTTCGGTTTGCCGCTGCTGTCGGTCATCATCATGGCGGTGGTGTGCATCATCGAGATGTCGTCCATCATCGACAACTACCTCGAATATAAGGGCATCAAGAAGAAGGTGAATCTCATCAAGCTGATCGCACACATCTTCAAGAAGCCAGAGCTGGAGGATGTGCTTGAGCCTGCTGGGGAAACACAAGAGGAAGGAGGCAAGGATGAGACCGATCAATGAAATCATCGTCCACTGCTCGGCAACCAAGGAGGGCGCCGACATCAAGGCTTCCGACATCAAGAGGTGGCACACCGCACCACCGCCAAAGGGCAACGGATGGAAGGACATCGGCTACCACTACGTCGTCGACCTTGACGGCACCATCGAGCTTGGCCGACCGCTCGACCAGAACGGCGCCCACACCAGCGGCCACAACACCAACACCATCGGCGTCTGCTATGTTGGCGGCTGCGACGCCACCGGCAAGGCCAAGGACACACGCACAGCGGCACAGAAAGCCGCCATCGAGAAGCTCATCAAGGCCCTGAAGGTGTGCTTCCCGACCATCACGAAGGTGAGCGGACACCGCGACTATGCCGCCAAGGCCTGCCCATGCTTCGATGCAAGAACGGAATACCAAAAACTGGTGCAATGACACGCGACGCCCGCCATATCGCCATAGTGGCCGT